TGCTGTTGGTTATTATTCATTAGTAAATAACGAAACAGGTACTAATAATACTGGTTTAGGTAAAGACGCTGGCATGACTCAAACAACTGCTAATGGGTGTACCTGGATTGGAACGTCAGCAGGTCGAGTTAATACAGGTTCAAATAACACTGGTATAGGTGCTGGTGCTTTATATGCAAATACTACAGGTGCTAGAAATACAGCAGTTGGAACAGGACTCTACGGAGTAAATCAAGGTGCATTAGGAGCTAATACAACGGGTAGTTATAACACGGCTCTTGGAAACCAAGCTTTAGTAGCAAACACAACTGGAAGCCAGAACACTGCTATTGGTTATAACACTTTAGGTGTTAATACAACTGCAAATAACAATACAGCAATAGGTTATGAAGCATTAACAGCAAACACAACAGGTGCTCAAAACACTGCTATTGGAAGAGGTGCTTTATATGCTAATACAACTGCACATAACAATGTAGCTATAGGTTATGAAGCAATGGACGCATGTACCACTGGTGATGCAAACGTTGCAATTGGTAGAAATGCTTTAGGAAGTCTTACAACAGCAAATAATAATACCGCAGTTGGTCATGACGCTTTCCGAGAATTAACAACTGGTTACCATAATGCTGCTCTTGGCTATCAAGCAGGTATGAGCAATACGACTGCTCTTGGTAATACGGCTATAGGTTTTTATGCTTTAAGGGCTAATGAAACTGGAAATTATAATACTGCTGTAGGTAAAGGTGCTTTAGCTAATAATACAACACAATTAAATACTGCGGTTGGTTATGGCTGTTTAAGCACTAACACCACAGGAAATAATAATGTTGGTCTTGGTTATCAAGCTTTAGAGGCTAATGACACAACATCACAAAATACTGCTATAGGAGTTCAAGCTTTAAAAAATAATATAGGAGGTTACAACACTGCTGTTGGTTATCAAACATTAGATTCAAACACCACAGGAAGTCGAAACGTAGGTATAGGTAATCATGCTTTAGGTGCAAACACAGAAGGTGAAAAGAATGCAGCTGTAGGTATGGATTGTTTAGATGCTAATACAGAAGGTGATTATAATAGTGGTTTTGGATACGGTGCATTAGGAACAAATACAACAGGTAGTAACAATACTGCTATAGGTTTTGAATCTTTAAAAAGTATAACAGCTGCATCTAATAATACTGCTTTGGGACATAAGGCTGGCGATGCTTTAACTGATGGTCATTCATGTGTATTTATTGGTCAAGACGCGGATGCTGATAATGGTAGTAGAGTAGGTGCTGTTGCTTTAGGATATGGAATTGGTTCTCATCCTGCAAATAACACCTTTAGGGTTATAGGTAGTGGCGGTGTGTATCACACAGGAAATACTACAACTTGGAGTACCACTTCAGATGAAAGAATTAAAAAAGATATAGTTGATAGTTCTGTTGGATTATCAGAAATAAATCAAGTAAAAATTAGAAACTTTAAATATAGAACTGCCTCTGAAATTACAGCTACTGAATTACAAAAATATGATTTAGATCAACTTGCAATTCCTAATACAAATACACAAGTTGGTGTTATTGCTCAAGAATTTGAAACAGTATTTCCAAATTCAGTACAAACTGATGAGAGAGGTATTAAAAATGTTAATGAGGATGAATTATTGTTTGCAATGGTCAAAGCAATACAAGAGTTGTCAGCAAAAGTAACAGCCCTAGAGGCAAAGTAAACCGATCACACCAAATTTATTATGACTGAAGAAAAAAGATCATTAACACTCACTGAAAAAGCACAGCAGCTTATCCTAGAAAGACAGCAGCTTGCCATTCGTCTCAATGAGATTAATGGTGCGTTATCTATCTTAGATGAGATAGCGTTATCTCAATCTGCTCCTGTAGATGAGGTAGAACAGGAAGAAGAACCTGCAGAAATTGAAACTGAAGTTTAACCCTTATTTATTTATTTAATCATGGAAGAAAGAACAGCCGATGAAGTAGCAGAGATTTTTTCTGCTGCAGGTGATAGCGTAACAATTATCAATGGTAACAAAGATGATGAGGAAACAGATGCTGAATGGAAAGATAAACTACAACGTAACGTAGATCATCTTGAAATTATCAAAGCATATAAGAAAGTAGATGAAACTACATCTATCTGGACAAGTGAAGACTTTACTGCAATAGATGCAGCTATTACTTCTGGTAAGTCTAAGATAGCAGCTCTATAGTGGATGTAAATCTACCCAAGGTTCCTAAAGAGCTACCTCCTATGAGAATCGACTTCAAGCCTCCTACAGCTCGGATTCCAGGGTACGTCCCTATGGTAATCCCCCCGAGCGATTTAGAGGCTCCTGAAGGGGTAGAAGCGGAAGCAACAGAAGAGGCAGTAGCACCTCAAGTACAGATCCCTGTATTAGATATAAAGATGCCATTACCTACAGCAGAGGTAGTGGCAACTGCTACTTATGCAGCTGTAGCAGCTGTAGCGACTACCACTTTAGCAACACCGTTCTTCGATCAAATCAAGAAGAAACTACAAAAATTCATCCAAGGTAAGGTTGATAAATGGAAGCAAAAGCAAAAGAAGAAAAAGGATTATTTGGTAAATTAAAAGATGCCGCAGAAGATCAAGAGCACCAAATACAAATTTTAGGTACATTTGTCAGGCTTGGTGTTGTAGTTTGGAGTGGTTTTATTATTACATTAAACTATGTAGAAATACCTATGATCAAAAAAAGCCCCGGTGGGGATATAACTTTCCCTGCTTCGATTTTTACTGGAGCATTAGCGACTTTTGGCTTAACTACAGGTAACGGTAATAATAATAAAAAAGATAAACCAAAGACATGAAAAAATGGTTAATAACGCTGTTACTGCTATCACCAACTGCTGTAAAAGCAGAGTTAGTCACTCCCAACTTTACACAGGGGAGTATGAACTCAACAACAACAACGACCCAAGAAATAGTAGAAGAAATAACTACAACAACTTATGGGTCTGCATTAAACAAATGGACTGGGGAAAATATAGTCCATACCTCAGCTTCCTCTGGAGGAATTGTAGATTCAGATTCAATCTTTACAATTCATACAGCTGGAGATCCCTTCGAGCTAGAAGTAGTAACCAGAGCAGCCAGTCAGGTATTATCAGTCGAAGTGATAGACCGAGAAATCGATGTTACTTCTACTACGGTATCCTTATCAGTCTTCTCTCAATAGCTCCTATAAAGGCAGAAGAGAATAATGTTAGTAATCCAGTTGCAGCTGCGACAGGTAATGTGACCAATCAGGCGGTGCAATTCCAAAACAATGGAGCACCGTCTAGGCAGCATTACGGTCCTAATATCAGCTGTAATGGGGCTACAATGACATTTTCTCCATTCTATATGGGTAATCATACAAAGCCTTGGGATATTGATGAAGATGGTATGAGACCTTCTAGCTATACACTAGCTGAAAACTGGGGTGGTCAGATTAATTTCATGGTACCTTTAGATCGTGAAGGTCTTAATAGATGTAGGTCAATAGCTGCTAGACAAGAAGAGAAGATGCGTCTTGATTATGAGTTAGTTAGAGTGTTGAAATGTGCAGAGCTGCAAAAGAAAGGGTTTATGCTGAAGCCTAATACCCATGTTGCAGATATGTGTTATGATGTAATACCTATAACTAAGTATGAGGAAGATAGGAAAGCATCTCTCAAAGAGTATTTTAAAGAAAAATGTACTCCTGTAAAAGGTTTTAGACTACCTTGGAAAGAGCAAGAGTACAAATGTAAAACTATTAAAACAAAAATGACATACGCTAACAAAAGTGCAAGAGAACTATTAGCTGAAAAAGAAGCAGCAGCTAAAGCTAAGAAAGCAACTAAAAAATCCACAAAAACTACTAAAGAATAATGATCCTTATTTTAAAGCCTATCCTTTTCGCATTTATAAAGTCCAAAGCAGTGAAACAACTTGTTGTTGATTTGTTAGAAGGCTTGGCAAAATCCACAGATAACACACTTGATGATCAAGCTGTGGCACTGGTAAAGAAGAATCTATTACCTGAATAATGACTAAAGCTAGAGCAACAGAACAGCAGTTTAATGAACTGCATAATTTAATTACTGAGGAGTTTCTAGTACGAATAAAAGCTGGTGAAGCCACTACTGCAGACCTTAAGGCAGCAGCTGATTGGCTGTATAAGAATGATATCACAGGCATAGCATTAGAAGGATCTCCTCTTGGTGCTCTAGCTGATCTAATGCCCAAGGTTGATTTTGATGCAGTACAACGAGCAGTAACACGCTAATGGCCC